GTCCCCTGATTGCCCGCAGGTCCTTGCGTACCCGTAGGTCCGGTCGTTCCCTGTGGTCCTTGATACCCAATAGGACCCTGGTTACCTGTCGTACCCTGAGGTCCCTGATATCCAATAGGTCCCTGATTACCAGTGGTTCCCTGCGAACCCTGATAACCCTGAGGTCCCTGAGTTCCTGTTGAACCAGTTGTTCCTTGAGGTCCTTGAGTTCCCGCAGGTCCCTGCACGCCAGCAGGTCCCTGAGTACCGGTAGAACCAGTGGTACCCTGTGGACCCTGAGTACCAGTAGAACCTGTCGTACCTTGGGGTCCCTGATTTCCCACAGGTCCCTGGTTCCCCACGGTCCCCTGTGGTCCCTGATAACCGACAGGACCCTGGTTGCCAGTGGTGCCTTGATAGCCTACTGGGCCTTGCGAACCGGTCGGTCCACCCGTGCCCTGTGGTCCTTGGGTACCCGTCGCGCCGGTCGTGCCCTGGTTACCTGTAGGTCCTTGATTCCCGACTGGACCTTGCGAGCCAGTAGAACCTGTTGTTCCTTGTGGACCCTGGGTACCAGTTGAGCCAATCGACCCCTGATAACCCTGAGGTCCTTGAGTACCCGTGGGACCAGTCGTTCCTTGTGGACCCTGAGTACCACCTATCTGATAACCCTGAGGACCCTGGTAACCAGTCGTCCCTTGGGGACCTTGGTATCCCTGAGGACCCTGCGTACCTTGTGGACCCTGAGTACCTTGCGTTCCAGCACCAGTAGAACCCTGAGAACCCTGTGGTCCGGCTACCGAAGAAGCCGCACCTTGGTAACCCTGAGGTCCTTGCGTCCCTTGCGTACCAGAAGAACCCGTGTCTCCTTGATATCCCTGCGGTCCCTGTGTGCCCTGTGTACCAGCAGCACCCTGATAACCCTGTGTACCGGAGGTGCCCGTGGCTCCCTGAAAACCTTGCGGACCGGCAACACCCTGGGGACCAGTAAACCCCTGTGTGCCGGTAGAACCTTGGTAACCCTGTGTCCCAGTTGCACCAGTAGCGCCTTGCGAGCCTTGCGCTCCAATCGCACCCTGATAACCCTGGCTGCCCGTAGCTCCCTGGCTGCCTCCAGCCCCGGTCGAACCCTGGGGACCCTGCGGACCTTGGACTCCACCAGCTTCACCACTCCCCTGATATCCCTGTGAACCCTGGGGTCCCTGTGGACCAATCGTGCCTTGTGGTCCCTGGTAACCTACAGGACCCTGGTATCCAGTGGCGCCCTGTGCGCCATCCTCACCACCGGGAGTTCCCTGTGGACCAGGAGGACCAACCACCACCTCGACAACAGTCGGGATGACCTGTCCCTCAAGATACAGCTGCTCCATTGACATGTCGACTACGCCCCAACGGCGTTCGGGAACGCATTCCAGCGAGCAGACCGCAACTGGAACGGTGACAGCAGCGTGCTCTGCAAGATGTCGATAGGAGACTCCCAGCCGCCCTCAGCCGTCAGCGGAGGCGCATACCTCACAGATGCGCCCGTCACGCTCTCGGAGGCGACCTGACGCAGCAGGGGCGATGACATGAGCCTGTAGACCTCGAGACACGTCCAGTCCACGACTTCCTGGGGGATGACGCCCTCGTAGTTCAGCGGCCAAGCGCCAGGATCCTGAATAGCAACGAGCACCGGAGTCGGAGCGGCAATAATGTTCGGCCAGCCGTAACGGAACGTGCGGGGCCACGAACGCTCCTGCGTCGCCATCACCTTGACGCCCTGGAACGGTCCCTCCTCATCACAACGCATGGAGGCAACCAGGCAGATACCCTTGGTCACCCCGGCAAGCGTCAGCCCATACCGCTCTTGGAGGATGGAGATGCATGTCTCGGGCGCCACGTAGGCGTAGGGCGCCGGCGCGCCCGAAGCAGGATTGACCTCGGGGACACCAACGATCGGCTTTTGTGGATTCGGTCCTACAGTAGTCGCATCGGACACGGCCGACCCTCTTTCCTTAGAGAGCCTTCCCTAGCCGGTGCAGCTCGTCTGCGATCTCGCCAGCGTCAACCAGCGCACCCTTCTTGAACGCATGGATGTAGCCCTTGAAGCTGATACACACGTCCTTGAGGACCGTGCGTGCCTTGGACTCGTCGCTCGGGACCTCCGTCTCGGCTTCCTTGACGGCAGCGTAGACCTTGGCCGCTACTGGATCAGCATCCTTGAGCACGTCAGCAGCAGGCTTGAGCTGAGGGACAGCCACAGCAGCAGCATCGACCGCCTTCTCGGCGTCCTCAACTACGGGAGCAGCCTTTACCTCGAGGTCCTTGGCTTCGGCTTCTAGCTCCCCAGCTTCAGCCTCGAGGTCCTTGGCTTCCTTGACCACATCGGTTTCGATAACGCTCATGCTCTACTCCTTGCGCTCGGCTGCTTGTCGGAGTCTAGCAGATTACGCGTGCTCGACTATGACAGCCCTCTTGTAAACGGCGTTGTCACCGGTGAGGATGTCGGACCCCGTGGTGTAGCCACCGATCCACGACCATGTGCTAGAGAGCACCTGACCCAACCGGTCGAGGGGGGCACGGAGGATACGAACGACTCCACCCAGCTCCTTGATCTCGACGGTCGAACCGGAGGTCATCGAGGCCAACAGGCCAGCCTGGTCCTGGAACGGACCCTTGATGAGGGCATCGGCCCCCACAACGATGTTCCGGTAGATCGCACCCTGGAAGCCGGCGGCCGGGTTGTAGACCACGGGGGTGACCGTGTTCTCGATCCAGTCGATGCCGGCCAAGCGGCCGAGGAACGTTGCGTCGCCGCCGATATTGGAACCAACCACGTTGTCGGGGTAGACCGGCGAAGTCGTCGCAGCACCACCACGGTAAGCGCTCTGGAACTCGGTGTCCAGGAACAGCTCAGCCACCGTCTGTGGCGTGACGTGCGCCGTATAGGCACCCTTCAGTTGCGGAACGTGCTGGCTCTTGAGCCTGGTCACGGCGTTACGGAAGGTCGCCAGAGTCGCTACGTCTGTGGACTGCAAGCCCCATTGCGAGGTCTTGGCGTTCGGACGCACGATGTACGGCGCCAGCGGCGAATACGTAGTCGCAACCACGTTGTTCCCACCGTAGACACCCGTGCAAGCGGGCAAACAGGTGACGATGCTCTGGCCAGCGGCCATTGCACCCTGGACACCAGAACCACCAAGGAACAAGCCAGTCAAGGTCCCCGGACCAGCCGGGTTGGTGGCCGTGCCCTGCGAACCCGCAGGACCCGTCTGTAACCAACCGGAGTAACCGAAGATCCCCTGGACACCATTGAGGAAGTAGCCTTGGTTACCGCTAGACACCTGCACCAACGACGGCACCGCAACGCCCTGGTTGCCCTCAGCAGCGTTGGAGTTCGTGGTCGAATCGGCCACAAGCGTCTGACCGAAACCAGTCAAGTCACTAATAGGCAGGGTCGTGGAGGACTGGGCACCAGTCGCATAGGCGTTCCCACCGGAGTAGGCGCCATACAGGCTGGCCTGAGCCACCAAGTCGAGGGACTGCGCGGCCATGATGCCCAGCTTGGTGTTGTCCTCGAGGAACTTGGACGCCAGCGCCATCGCGCTCGTCGCCATGTTCGTGTCGATGGACCCACCATACTGGTTCATCTGAAGCTGGTATTGCTCGAAGCCGTACCCAGACACCGCAGCGTCGTTACCTGTGATCGGCACGGTGTTCGGGGTCAACAGGCCACCACGGGTCATGATGGACGTGGAACCCAAGCCACCCGCCCAGGGGCGCACGTCGGCCAACGTGTCGTACAGGAAGCTCGCCACAAGGGCGTCCTCGAACACGTGGTCAAGCAGTCCATTCTGCAAGATTGCTTGCAGAGACGCTGGTAACGATTCCCTGAATCCAGCCATCGCCGGTATCCCTCCCTGTCGGTGAGGACCAGATCCTCACGTCATTTCAACGCAACCGGTCGAACCCGGCCACGTTCTTCTTCAGCCAATCTGCTCGCTCACTGGCGGTCATCCCTTTCGTGATGTCCTCCTCGGGCGGCAGTACCACCCCCCCGGCAGAAGCATCAGCAGCGCCCCCTCCCGGCTTGGTGGTCCCGAACAACTCGGGCACCTCTGCCTTCAGGATGGCGACCGCATCGGCCGCTCCCGTTACCACATCACCTGTGACGGTGATCCCTGCACGTTCAACGAGCTTGAGCGCCGCAGCCACACGGCCTGCATTGCAGCCCGCATCTCGCAACGCACCCTCGAGGCTTGCCGTCGCCAACGCCCTCACGGTCCCGGCTTTCGCCTCGTCCCGCTCCTTCGTCAGAGCTGCAAGAGCCTCGGTGGCCTTTTGCAAGTCCGTCTTTTGGGCCTCCGCTGCCGCCTTGGCTGCCGCTAGGGTCGCCTTGGCTGCTTCGAGGTCCTCCACCCCCAGCGTCTCCAGAAACTCCTTCACGCCCGACTCCCTCGCCTTCACCTTCGCTTGCGCTATGTGATGGTCGAGGTCCTCTTGCGAGAACTTCGGTGCCTTCGCTGCCGCCGCTGCCGCTTCTGCGACTTTCGCCGCTTCCGCTGCTTGGGCCGCCTGAGCAACTTTCGCTGCTTCGGCTGCCGCCGCTAGTGCTGCGGGGTCAGTGTTGGTGGTGGTCATGCTTGCCTCCCAGGTTGTACCGGCCCGTGCTCGTCACGTCACCACCAGTGTAATGACCGACTGAGGTTCTAGGTCGCCACCACCTAGATGGAAGGCAGTAAGGGTGCTCCCGGTAGAGGGAAAGACGCTGCGCAGCGGCAACGCGCGTGTACGGCACCTGGAAACCCGATAACCGGCATCTGATCGGCTCTGTAGTTTCTACCGTTTGCCCAGCGGCACTCTGGTGTCGTTCTCTCGTCAACCTGTGCCCGCCATCCCAGCAACCCATCCTGACCTATCACCTGAGCAGCAGCGTCCTGCATGATGGCGGCACGCAACCGGCGCTCCTCGGCGGCGACGTGCTGTTGGTAGTAGGTCGCCTCAGCTTCGACCGCCCGGTCGGCGGGACGACCCTTCAACTCCTCTGTTCGTAGGAGTCGATCTGCTGCTGCTACTGCAAACAACGCCGTCCAGCCAGCAGCCTGATGTCTCTCGAACTCCTCGCACGGACCAGGAACCTGCAAAGGCGACACAACAAATGGTCCCTCGGCCACCAAGAGCATGGCGAGTCTGTCAGCGTAAGCCCGAGACAACCCGAGCCGCAGCAGTTGAGCGACCAACAGACCAATAGCCACGGCGCCGACGCCCAGCAGCAGGATCCCCGCAATGGCGTCAGTCACCTCATCCCAAGTGCGCTTGTCTCGATTATCCGACATGGTGTTTTTGTACCTTCATGTCTCGATTACCCGGCAACCGGAGCTGCCCCTGGATCTACGCCACCACCCGCAGCCGAATCACCGGCCACACGCCGCAGCAGATCACGCACGGGCTGCCCGAGCGGCCCGACACCCTGGCTCTGAGCACCACCGGGCGGGAACATACCGGCATCCAAAATGGAGTTGACCTCATTTGACACCTGATCCGGTGTCCACGTCGGGTGAATCGTCTCCACTAGCGTCTCTGTGCTGGCAGCCTGCGCTTGTCGCAGCCACAGCACCTCTTGGGCACCGTCGAGAGGGTCGGCCGGCAAGCCGTCACCCAGCTCGATTCCCGGCAAGCACTCTGCGACCGTCTTGATCTTCTTTTCCAGGGCTATCGCCGTCCCAAAGGCCCAGCCCATCGCCTGTAGGGCCATGTGCTCTTTTCCGCTCCGATTGAGGAGGGTTCTGAGTTGGCTCAACTTCATTGCGTACCCCGACACCGCCCTCTGGATCGTCGCGGTATTCCCCTGAATACCCCAGGTCAGGGGTGCGTACCCAGCGACGGTGACCATGAGCTGCGTGATGTGGTCCATCCATTTGATGTGCTCCTCAGCCAAGAAATCGGGCTGGACGATGTTGATGAGCTTACCGGGGTCGGTGCCCAGCGGCGCACGCAACCGGCTGCCACCGGACAGAATGAAGCCGTCGATTTCGAGGCGGCCCGTCTCGTCGGCCAGGCTCCGGTCCACAAACACTCTAGGTGTGGCCTTGCGCCCACGGTCCAGCATGAGGGACTCAGCCTCGTTGATGAGGTCGAACACCGGCCCCAAGCCGAACATGTCCGACTCGGCACCCGGTATGTTCTCCCAGGGGATGAGCGTCGGAGAGTCCAGGCCCGTCTCCCACTCGTCATCGAGTTCGGCAAACTCCGGCAGCTTCTTGAGACTGACGGCATCCCCCAGCTCGCCGTTGTCACCCTTGAACAGCTTGCGTTCCACGAGGCCCGTCGAGTGGGACTCGAGGAGACGATAGACGATCTTCTCCTCACCCTTCTCATGAGACTGGCGCTCGAGCACGACAATACCGCCGACGTAGAATGTGCCGTGCTTGCGATGCCAGATGATCTGGTTCTCCTCAACCAGGGTGAGCAGCGGCAACTTGGAGATTTCCTCGTCGTAGAGGACACGGATGCCGATGTTGCCGTCCTTCGCCGTCTTGATGCCACCGAGGATGGCGAACGCACCGAAGTCGTTGATACGCTCGATGTCGTCCACCAGGTCCGTGAACTGGTCAGATGTCACCTTCGGCGTCTCGGAGAACAGAAGGGCGGCGCTGAACCGGCACAGCTCCCGCGGCCAGCCGATCGGCACGTACACCTCGGTACGTGGTCCCACGATGGCGATGTTGGGATTGGACTGAATGAGGCGCTGCCGGTCGTTGTCGTAACGCAACTGGTAGCTCTTGATGAGGTCCCAATGCTTCTTGGTGTGGTCGTCAGGCGGCCATCTCGGCGTTTTCTTCTGCGCCGCGAGCAGATTCGCAAA